GATAGCAGTAGACAAGTTGCCAGTATTATTCAACAAAACAGTGAAAATGTATTAAATGCAGTGCCAGCCATGGCTGTATATGTCAGTGGTCTTACCTACGACAGGGAAAGACTGCAAAATCCCACTTATGTAGGCAAATTAAATCTTCGAGAAAGATATTTTGATCCCGCAACTGGTCAAATGAGTACCACACAAGGCGATGTGTTTACAGTAGAGCGGTTAATGCCAGTGCCTTATAAACTTACACTAAATTTAGATATTTGGACTAGCAACACAGAACAAAAACTACAACTGTTAGAACAATTAACTATATTATTCAATCCTGCTTTAGAAATTCAAAGCACTGACAATTACATCGATTGGACCAGTATTACCTATGTTCTACTAACCAATGTGAATTGGAGTTCTAGAACCGTGCCCATGGGCACTGATAACCCAATTGATGTTGCAACACTGACTTTTGAATTGCCTATTTTTATCAGTGCTCCTGCACTAGTAAAGAAGTTAGGGGTAGTGCAAAAAATTATTGCCAGTATATTTGACGGATCTGGCGGAATTAACGAAGCCATCTACGATGACGAAAAGTTACTATCTCAGCAGTATTTCACACCATTAACCTACGGTGTTATACTATTTGATAACGAACTTCGATTAGTAAAATACGATCAGCATGTTACAGAAGATTTTGGCGTTCAAGTTGTTAAAGAGTTGTTAGCACCGGTTACAGCAAATGCCAACGTCATATTGTCTGACACTGATGGTATTTCGAATAATATGGTTATATCTGGACTGAGCATTACCAGCAATGCTAGTCCGACTATTACAACTGTGCCGAACTGTATAGTAATCGGAATTAACGGAGATACTGTAACTGCCAGTAATTTAATTACCGGAAACATCGGAGACAGGATTGTGTTTACTGCTACAACTCGTAAAGAGGGTCCAGCTGAACCATGGAGAGATTTAATCAATGTTTATGGAAATTTGGTGAATGGAACTAGTACTATTAGATTAGAACTCGACGACGGCAATGAAGTTATCGGCACTGTAGCATACAATCCTGTTGACGACACTGCATTGCTATGGACTCCAGACATCGACACTATTCCTGTAAACACATTAGAACCAGTAAATGCTATCATCGACCCGCAAAGTGCTAGACCAAATAAAAATTTACAAGATTTGGCTAATGGAACTCGATACTTACTAGTCAATGACTATATTTCTACTGCTGGGGCCCAGCCAGCATACAATTGGTATGGTATTGACAATACTCTATTAGAAGCTTATGCTAATGATATTATAGAATTTAATGGACAACATTGGGCTGTAGTATTTGATAGCAGATACGAAACCCAAACCGAATATGTAACAAATTTAACAACCGGAACTCAATACAAGTGGAATGGATCAAACTGGTCTAAGAGTTATGAAGGTTTTTATCCTGCAGGAAAATGGCAACTAACAATATAAAACAAGGATGCGGAGCATTAATTTACTGCACATCAACTCACAGGTATTTGTTCTTATTAAGAAATGACAGTAAATTTCCTAATACATGGGGAATAGTGGGCGGTAAAATAGAACAAAATGAAACGATACTGCAAGGGTTAGAACGAGAAATTAAAGAAGAATTAGGCGGTCAAATTGACGGTGCTAAAATTATTCCCATCGAAAAATATACTAGTAACAATAACAGATTTGTATATCATACTTTTCTAATAAAAGTAGAAGAAGAATTTGTACCTATACTGAATCAAGAGCACACAGGATACTGTTGGGTACCCATGGACTTACATCCTACCCCATTACATCCTGGTGTTCACAGAACTTTTAAATTTAAAAATATTAAAGAAAAAATTAAATTACACGAAAAAATCACAGGTTAAAAACTAGGCTAGTTCTTGGTTCTGTACTGTGATTGGGAGGTACTTCGTGATAAAGCCAAGCTGGCCACATTAATAGTAATCCAGGGTAAGGCTTGTATTCGGTTTTAGCTAAACTATACCAATTGGCGGGATCCTTAATCATAAACATATAATCAAAGAAGTCTTTAAAAGGCTGGTTGGGGTAAAAAATAATATTACTGCTGCCTGGCGGAGTTTTTATATAATATATTCCGCTGATAGTGCATTGACTATGTAAATGTTTGGGATGATTACTGCCTTGTTTAAAGCTGTTAGCAAACAAAAACGGTTTCCAAGGAACTTTGCCAGAATCGTAGCCTTGCAATTCTAAAAAATTACAAGCTTGTTGTTGGATAAAAGAAACAAACGGCGCAAATTGTGGTTCTGTAGTAAGATTTCTTGTCCCGTAGGTTGTTTGTCCGTTATAATAAAATTCTTCGTTTAATTTAGTTGTTGGGGTATTAAAAATATCGTCCATGGCCTTAGACATTGGAGCTAACCATTCTAAGTGTTCAGATCTTCCCACAACACTAGGAAACCAATGATCTAGATTCATTTCAATACTTGTTAAAAAATAATTGAATACTAAGTCTAGGATGTTCCGCAATTGCAGTTACCATCGACGTAGCATGAAAGATGGGGGGCTTAAACCAGATCATTAAATTTTCATGCGGATAAACCCATCCTTGGCCGGTGTCGGGATCATCATATAAAAATAAACCGCCCCAGTTCCAGTTCCAACTTTCATTAATATAAATTGTACTACTCAATCTAGGATTATCGTCGCTGGCATCATGATGAAAATTGATTTGACTGCCTGGCAGCCAAATATGCATAAAGCAATTTAGATTTGCATATTCGTTGAATATCGGATCCAAGGCTTGATATTTTTCAATGAAGTAGTCCCTGAATTCAGGTATAGGCAAAATTAAAACAGGAGCATAAGATCCTGCTTCTAATCCCTTCCCCCATCGTCCCATATGATTTACTTCGAATGCAGCTTGCCCTCTGGAAGTTTCGAATTTTTTTCTAAGTGCAAGTAAAACGTCTTGGTCGAGAAAATTAATTTGTTTATAAATCATATTACCCTTTAGAATTCTGTTGTAATAAAGAAAAGCTGGAATAGCCTTCCTGTTTGCATGTCTGATCCAAAATAATCTATACTGTTATGAAACTGCTCACTACGATATAGAACTAATCGATTATATCGATTTGCTACAATATCACACAATTCCCATTTGGTCATGTCCTGCGATTCGTATTCTTCTAATTCGCTGGCAATTTCAGCCCCGGTTTTTTTGTAACGATATAAACCTGTGCCCCCGCTTAATGGGGCATCAGGTGTTAGGTATAATACTCCAGCCCAAGTATTATAATGATCTGTGTGTATCCAACTGCGATCTCGCGCGAATGCTATTTCAAAACTACCAGTAGATCCGTCTGTTTCATTCCAGTTAGTGACTAGGCCGCCTGCATTACGTAAGATATTTTGTACAGTATCTTTGGTGCCTTGGTTTAAAAATGATTTAGTTCGGCGGCCTGGAAAATTAGCTTGTTGAGTAAACTCTTGGCCGAGTGCAAAAGACCGCACCCCGTCAGGATTACTATAAAAATTATCTACAATAATTAAATTTGTTTTCATAATCAATAAACAGTGTCAAAAAAGAACAGCTGAAATAAGCGGCCGTTGTGTAAATTACTTCCAAAATAGTCTAAACTACTATGAAACAAATCGCCTCGGTACAAGACTAATCGATTATATTTGTTGGCCATTACATCGTATAAGTCCCATTTAGTCATGTCTTGTGCATCGTAGGACCGATCACCCATTTCAGCAGCAGTGGTTGCACCGTTTTCTTTATATCTGAACAAACCTGTACCACTACTTATTGGGGCATCGGGTGTCAGATACAATACACCAGCCCATTTATTAAAATGGTCCGTGTGTATCCAACTGCGATCTGCTGCTGTGGTAAGTTGATATGCTCCGGTATACCCATCTTTTTCATACCAATTAGTCACTTCACCACCTGCATTCCAAATTATTGTTTGCACAGTTTCTTTAAGATCTGGTGTAAGAAAACTTTTAGTTCTTGCTCCAGGATAGTTACCGGTGACATCAAATGGTTGTTGTAGTGCAAAATTCCTAACAGAATCTGGATCGCTATAGAAATTATCAGTGATTAATAGATTAGTTTTCATATATTGTACTTATTCAAACAAAACTGTGTAAAGTAAATTATTTTCTTCTTCAAACATTGATGGTTTATTCAAAGCTTTTTCGATTTCATCTTCTATTCTTTGATAAATTGTTTTTTCCCAATAAGGTTTAGCTGCTTCAAAATTTTCATGAAGATATGGCAGCATTTCGTCGTATACGTCGGGTGTTAAATTTTCAAGAATGGTCTCGAGTTCTTCTATTGTGTTAAATTGAATAATGCCTTTGGGATTGAAATATTTTTCAATGTTTGTACATCCATAATAAATGGGCACCGTTAAAGTTTTAAAACAGTCCAACAATTTTTCAGTAAACATGTTTGTCATAATTTGATTTTCACAGGCAATGTTAAATTTTGCATTTGCAAAAAACGGATCTTTACTGGGTACCCTAGGGGGACTACGATGCCATAACAAATCAAATTCGCCTATAGATTTTATTTTCTCGAACCGGCGCATTATCATATATCTCATATGATAAGCAGTGCCATTTAATTTGCTGCTCATCATATAACTAATTTGATTTCTTTTTTCTAATTTTAAATCATCAGATATCCAAGATCCAACGGGACAAAATTCTACTGCATTGGGCAAAGACAACAACCTATCATCGTATGTTAATACCAAATCAAAATTTTGATAATTTTGTTGTACCAACCCACAAAACATTATATAAAGATTAGGAGGCTCACTTTGCATTAACACTTTGAATTCTGCGTCTGGGCAACTATTAATATTATCAATGCTGACCGAAATACGTTTATCAAATTGTTTTGTGAAACGGTGCAGACTATCGAGTCCGTACCCTGGCATATATCCTATTTGTTTAATAATGTGCATTTAATACCTCACCCAATCCCCAGTAACACCGCAGCGGCCGTCTACAGTCCAATCGACAATAATTACATCGTTAAGAAGGCCAAATAATCTCAAATATAGATGCAATGTATATTCAACGTCTTGATGATAATACTTGCCGTGTTCTGTTGCCATTTGTGCAGATGCTGCCATTATCGCTTCATACTGATCAATTTTTTGATTACCTATGGCGTGTGCTACAGTATAAAATCCATAAAGTTTATTGTCAACTAATAAATCCCGAGGCAATTGTACTTCTGTTAAAAAATTAATATGTTCATTGTCCCACATAAGTTCTTTTTTCATAAAAAACTTATCTGTGTTTTCAGGGGTAAACAAATCTGTATTGTAATTATCCGACAGTGTATAACGAGCGCATATCTTTGTTACAAAGTTATATTTTTGTAATTCTTTTTTGTAATGTTTAAAAAATTCCAGTATCATTAAACATTCACAGTATGATTTTGACGAATGAGTTCTTACTA